GACCTTAATTTCTATGGTGGATCATCCAACACGACCACTAGACAATATGAACTTTATTTCTATGATAATAAGTTTAATGTTATTACAGATAATGCCGCATCAACAGCAAATAGTACCTCTGAGATTGTTCTAGGTACCGCTAATTCATCACTAGCTAATGACGCATACACAGGAGCTTATATTAAGGTTACTGCCGGTCCTGCGTCTGGTGATCTAAGACTTATTACCGATTATGACGGAGCAAACAAGAGAGCAAATGTTGCTCTACCATTCTCTGCTACAACAACATCGGCATCCCGTTATGAATTAAGATTTGATATTACAGATGTTGATGGTTTCGTTCAATGGACTACATTTACCGGTGGAGCATCTTCTAATGCTGCTGCCACTATTGATATGCTTAATAAGGATGATGGTACATTAAACGGTAACACATTCATTTCAGAAGCCACATTTGGTGATAGTTTCTATCAGTTACCATCATCATATATTGCGGGTGTTTCAAATACATCATACATTTATCGTAGAGTTTATAATTCTGTTACATTCTCTTCTGGTAATGCTACTATCACATCCGCCAGTAACGAACAGTTTGAAGGTGAAACAACCACCTCAAATACATCATCAACAATTATGGATAATTTCCTTGTTATTGTTACCAACCCAACAGGATCAGCAAGAACAGTCGGCGACCAGGTTAAAATTACTGCTACTGTTAATACAACCACACCAGAAACATCCGTTCTTCGTACCGGCAATACATCTGAATCATTTACTGCCACAGTTTATTCAAAGATGTATATTAATAATCCATCACCTAGAACAAAGACACTTGTTTCTTCTAATACTTTTGTATTTTCTTCTTCGTCACCTTCAGCACAAATTAATGGTCCTACAGGGTCAAATACAAAAGTATATCTTGCATCTGCTCAGGTTGTTATTAAGAATCCTTCTAAAAGTAATGAAAGTTTATATATTTCCGATGTGCAGGCGGTTAAGAAGGTTTATTATTCTCCATCTGAACCTTCTGTCGGTCAAACCCTGACCGGCCTTGAAGATGTTACAAATAAATTTACTGTTGATAGAGGACACCGTGCTGAATGGTACGATCACGCCTCTGTTAAAGTTAAAGCAGGATTCAATCTTCCTCAAGGTCATTATATTGTCTGCTGCCGTTATTATTCACATTCTGCCGATTCAGGATTCTTTGCGGTAAATTCTTATCAAAACTTGAATACAATTATCTTAGAAGATAACATTCCAATTGATACAGGATATGCAAACATTCCTGTTGTTAATGGCACTAGAATGTCGGATATAATTGATTTTAGACCGTCAAGACCAAGTGCCTCAGGTACATCTAATTGGAACTTCTCTTTTGCTAGAGTTCCAATTGCAACCACAAACTTTAACTGCGATTTCTCTTATTATCGTGAAAGAAGAGATATTGTTGTTATGACTGTTAATGATGAACTTAAACTTATTCAAGGTGATTCAACGGGTAATTTTTTCCCAGAAACGCCAGCTAGAAGTTTATTGCTTCATAAGATTAGAGTATTACCATATACAATTTCCAGGAACGATGTTTTTGTTGAATCTCTGGATCATCGTCGTTATACGATGGCAGATATCGGTGCTATTGATCGCCGTCTAAAGTCCATGGAGTATAATGTTGCTCTAAACTTCCTAGAAAAGAACGCACAAGGATTGGTTATTAAAGATGTTAATGGCCTTGATAGATCAAAGTATGGTATTCTTGCCGAGGACTTTTCTAGCCATCTACTAGGGGATACCAACAATCCTGATTATTCGTGTGCTGTTGATGTTAATGGAACATATTCACCAACTGGTGGTATTATGATGCCGCGAGTTATCAGCAATCTTGTTAAGCTAGATGCTAATAACGAATCAGCAGTTGGATTGAGCGTATCAGATGATAAAGTAATGCTTGCTTATAAAACAACACCTGCTATCGTCCAAGATAAGGCAACAAAATCTGTCCCTGTTGCTGATTATCTATTTGGTGATTTCAGAGGCCAGATCATTACAACTCCAGAACAAGATATCTGGAAAGATATTACAACCCTACCACCAGAGGTTGCTTCTATTCCAAAACCTGTAATGCAGTTTGATATCACTATGACTGAAATTACAAATATCACTAATAATCAGACTAACACAACAAATATTAAAAAAGAGATCACTAATGTTCATCCATCAAATACAATAACTATTATTGAAAGATCAGATCCGCCACCTCCACCACCAACAACAACAACTTATGATAAGTTACTATTAACATTTACCAATGGATTTGCTAAACTAGGTCAGTTGAAGTGGAGGTATTTTGGTAAGGATCTACATCAAACATTTGGAGATCCTACAAGAGATTACTTTATTACAACTGTTTTAACACCACATCAAATTTGGGAGACAGGTGAATTTTATGGTGATTATGGTGCTTCCGATGTAGATGGTTCCGGTCGTGTTAATACTACTGCATTAAATACTTTACAACTTTATGCTTTGACTAGAAAAGGAATTGATGCAGTCGGATTTCCTATCGGTTCAGGTGCTCTATCCGTTTCGGACCAGAGAATTGAATTTATTTTTGATGTTTATAGTGCCATTCTTAACAGACCTCCGGATTTCCCTGGCCTCTGTTTCTGGTGCATAAAAAGCGCACATTTTAAATGGTCGGAACAGCAAACAAGAGAAGCAATGAATACAGCGGCTATTCAGAATAATGAGTTAGGTTCCGGTATGGATCCTAATTTAACAGCTGTATTAACGCCTATTTATATTATAGGTGATGATTTAAATGCGGCTCTTGTAGGTAGTCAATCTGTAAGAGGAACTGGCGATGTTCTAAATTATGAGACAATGAAAACACCAGATGGTAGAACAGCGGTTGCAGCGAGAACACCGGAAAGTATGATTAGGTCTTTCTATGAAACATATCTGGGAAGAGACGCGGAAGAAGGCGGATTGGGATTCTGGATGGGACAGTATAATGATTGGGTTAAGCAATATGGTGATACTGCTGATGGAAGAGCAAAGGCTGCCCAATTACTTGAAGCAGGATTCAAAAATTCACCAGAAAGACAAACTATTGGCGGAGATAATTTTAAAAGTGAATACTACTACTAATAAATTAGAGGAACAATTTTAATGATAGGAATAAAACGACCAAGCACGGATTTAGATTCAATTACAGCGACTAGCATTGCTGTGGATCCAAATAAAACAGTTGTTACACACCCCACACAGGAAGTAACAGAGCAAGAAGCAGTCAGCACATTTTCAACTTCTTCCGAGACTTCTGCTGTTGTAAATCATTATATTCACCAGACCACATCTGTTCCTCAAACTACCTCGGTTAGTTATGTTGGTGATGTTAATACATATGCATTTGTTAGAAAGCAAAAAATTGATTTTGTTTCCTATAATATGCGTCCGAATAGAAGAGTATATCCATTTTTTGATAGTAAGGATGTTACAAGACTAATTCAAGCACCAAATATTATTGAATTGGATAACAGTTCCGCATTTTATGGTATTGCTCCTTTTGCTATTAAAAACCATAATGAGATTACTGCTAATTCAACTGTTCCTGCAATCGTTTCACAAATTGATACCTCTAGAGATATAGTTTATTTTGATGCTTCTGGTGATACATTTGCTTATGTTTATCACAATGAAAAAACAGCAACAGGTAATACAAGACTATATGTTTCCGAAATTATTAGAAATAACACAAATGTTGCGATTACAGCAGGAACTCGCGTTTATAAATGGGCGACCGGTGGTCCTGGTTCTAATCCTAGTGGTCCTGGAATAGGATTATATTACTTTTATCAACTGGCAGCAAATGTCGTAACATACCAGCATCAAAGTGGTATTATGGCTTTTGATACCACTGTTCCTAATTATACATCAACTTCAAATGTGTATTATACAGCAACGGCCAATACATATACAACCGCTAATACTATGTTTAATATGAAGGTTGTAACACTTGCTTATGATGCATCCGATGAAGATGAATACTACACTGGTAATACCATTACACTCATTAATGCATATGTCCCAGGAGAAATCTGTGAAATTGTTTCATATAATGGTGATTCAAAAATTGCTGTTGTAGAACCAGGATTCCTTGGTGGTATAGGTGTTGATGAAGAATTAATTTATACCATTGGTGATTCTCGTTCGGCAGAAGAAGAAGTTGCCAAAGATAGATATGCAAATAATGCATTATACACCACATCAAAAGGTTTCTTTTCAGGATCCCTTTATATACCATCACCGTGGAAACCAGGCGGATTCAATTTTAGAGTTGGTGAGAAACTATTTAAGATTACAGATTCACCAAATAACAATTCTTCTGATGCAACCACAATTTCTGAATATATCTATAACACCTTTGGTATTAGTATTTCAAAGGGTCAGTTAAACATTAATTATTTTAGCAATGAAACTGTAACAACAGGTGGTGATTTACCTTCATATGGTTCGCTTTCAAGACTATCGCCTATTCAGAATCCAACCACCTCTGGTGATATTATTGAGGTTGATGATACAACAGAATTTTTAGGTCAGTCACCTATTCGTTCTGTTAAGACAAATCCTATGGCTCAGTCTTTCTATGTTTCAGAGATTGATTATCCAAGAGGATTTTATATTCCTTATATTGACCTATTCTTTGCTAATAAAGGTACACTTGGTATTGAATTACAGATTAGACCTATTGTTAATGGATATCCAGATGCCAAGAATATTCTTCCAAACGCCGTAGCATTTATGCAGGCCGAAGATGTTAATGAAACTCCTTTGCCAAATGTAAATGATCCGGAATCATATACAAGATTTACTTTTAAGTCTCCTGTATATGTTATGCCTGGTCAAGAGTATTGCTTCGTCCTTTCTACAAACGATTTTGAATATGATGTTTATGTATCAGAATTAGGCGAAAGAACAATTGGAACAAATAGACTTGTTTCCGAACAACCATATCTTGGTTCTCTATTCAAGTCACAAAATTCATCCACTTATGATGCTATTCAATCTGAAGATTTGATGTTTGTTATTCATAAGTGCCAGTTTGTTAATTCTGGATTTATAGAGTTTCACGAAGAAAAATCTAATTCTCCTGCTAAAGAATTGTTTAACTATTACTATAATGGTAATACTACTATGGATACCTTTGAGGTACAGTCTAATATTATCAAACTACCAGGAACAGATGTTGGATTTAGTTATAAAGCAACATCAATTGCTGATAATACACTAGATGCTGAGTTTTCAACAATCAAACCAGACTCTAGAGTTATTCTTATGAATAGAAAGAAGATTATATCATCTACTTTCCCAACCGAATCATTTAAAACGAGAATTGATCTATCAACGACGAATAGAGATATCTCACCGATTATCTTTAAGAGCCAAATTCAACTATACACCGGTGCTGTTCTAATTAATGATCTAGAACTTAGAGCTCCACTTGTTTCTGTTGCTAATAGTGGATCCGGATATACTTATAGCAATACATCAATTGCTATTACATCCAATGGTAGTGGTTCTGGTGCAAATGCCACAATCATTGTTCCATTTGAAGATTACTCAACTGGTAGAATAGACAGTCTGTTATTTGATTATAGCGGACAGAGTTACTATGATGATATTAAAGTGACTGTTACTGGTACCGGATCAGGAGCAAATGTTTCCATTAAATCCGAAACAGATCCATCAGGTGGCCCTGGTCTTGCCAAGTATATCTCTAAAACTGTTACACTAGCACCAGAATTTGATGCAGGTGATCTTAGAGTATTCGTAACTGCTGCTAAACCACAGGGTTCGGAAATTCTTGTTTATTATAAGGTTAATAACCCTTATGATGAAGATGATATTGCTAACAAAAATTGGGTAAGAATGGAAAGAGTAACAGGTAAAATTGAATATTCTTCTGTGTTAGAACCAATTGAATATGAGTATCGTCCTTCGTTATCATCAAACAATATTGTTTATTCAACATCTACAGCAACTTTTGATTCATTCAATCAGTTTAAGATTAAGATCGTCTTAGCATCTGTTTCAACATCACTGGCTGAAATTCCATATGTTTATGATATGAGAGCAGTTGCCTTACCTGCGGATAGTTACTAATGTTTATTAAAGTTAAAGATCATCCAGGATTGGTTAAGGATTCATATAGCGGCGCCATTTTAAATGTGGATAAAAGGGCCGCCGAAGAATATCATAGACAAAAAAATATGCTAAATACCAATAATAAAAATAAAGAAGAAATTGCCGAGATTAAAGAAAAACTCGGTGAGATTGATTCTCTCAAAAATGATATGAATGAGATTAAATCTCTTCTCAACAAACTTGTAGATAAAGGACAATAGATAAAATGCCAATCACAACCGTTTCTCTAACAAATACGTTTGACGAGTGGAGAATCAAAACTAACCAGACTATCGTTGCTTTAGATGACGACTCTACTGGTATTTTGAGAGGTAATACCACTCTTACCGGATCAATTATTCTTACCAACCCCAATAAGTATGGTAGTAATGTAACTCTTAACGTTTCTAGCGGTATGATTAAGGGCGACGGTGGATTACTGACAAATCTCACTTTCCAAGGTGTTAATACTATTCAGAATGTTGTTACAGTAATTTACAACACCTCAAATACAGTTTATAATTTAACAAATACCGCCTATAATACAGCAAACGCCGCATTTGATGTTGCCAATGCTGCTGCCACATCTACAAATGCGGCCTCTGGATTTTCGGTTGCTAATGCGGCATTTAATAAAGCCAATGCTGCTCTTGCTAACACTACAACCACTTATGTCGGTGATCTAACTGTTGTAGGTAAGGTAATTCATACCGGCCGTTATAGTCAGACAGTAACAGCAGTATCAGCGTCAGCAATTGACTGTTCGCAGGGTAATTACTTTACTAAAACTGCTTCTAGCGGACTAACCTGGACATTTACAAATGTTCCAGCAAGTGGTGCTTATGTTGCCGTTTTAGAACTAACAAATGGTGGCACCGGAACACAGACATGGCCAGCAGCAGTTAAGTGGCCAAGTGGTGTAGCACCTGTTCTAACAACTTCTGGTGTTGATTTGCTAGTGTTCATCACCGATGATGGTGGGACAAACTGGCGTGGGTTACAGTCAATGAGGGATAGTAAGTAATGATTAATAATTGGTTATTAACAGGTGCTGATGTTGTTCCTGATCAATTTACTCTTACAGATATAACGAATGCATCGCTTAATACAACTTATATCACTACATTAACACCTGTAGGATATGATGGTTTTGCAGCATGGAGTATTGATTCAGGTCTTGCCAATACTACGGGTAATACAACATTAGGAACATCTGGACTGATAGGATCTGGACAATCACTTTTTATTCGTAAAACATCTAGTTCTAATTATAATACAACCGTTGATACTGTTTTATCTATTAATGGTATTTCTGATACCTGGTCAATAACCACAAGAGCAGCGGATACGGTACCGAATCCATTTACTTTTACAAATGTAACATCTGCCGAAAGATCAAATACTTATTCTTCTTCTGTTATTTTAACAGATTATGATTTTGCTTCTTGGAATGTTACCGCAGTTGGTGGAGAAGCACAAGGCAGTAATACTGGAACAACTTGGTCTACATCTGGTACAATCTTCTCTGGAGAAACTTTTTATATAAGAGCAAATTCAGGATCTGCTTTCGGTAATACAGTTATTGCTACTGCTAATGTTGGTGGAATTTCAAACACTTTTACTGTTACCTGTAGAGACGCAGATATATCTCCTGTTTCTAATAGTGATATCTTTATTGGTGCTGCTATTTTTACAGAATATACCAGTAATACATTAACTATCACAGGATTAGAAGCAAATTTTCCCGTTAATGTTAGTGTTAGCGGATCAACAACAGCGTCGAGTCCGTCTTTTTCTGTTGGAACAAGTTCGATTAGCGGAACTTATTTATCTTCTAATACCACAGTAACAACAAGCGGAAGCGGAACATTTGTTATTTCCGTGAAGGGAACAACAGGTTCTTCTTTAAATACAAATTATTATACTTATTTAAATGTAGGATCAACCAATAATGCTGTAACTTTTAATATACTAACAAGACAAGCAGATGAAACTCCTAGTCAGTTTAACTTTACTGACATTAATGATGCTGTTTTATCCACACAATATACAACTTCTACGGTTGTGGTGTCTGGACTAGAACCTAATTATCCAATAACAATTTCAGCATCCGGTGGAACAATTGATGCCGGGACATCATCATTAAGTGGCACCTTTGCATCGTCTAAGACGGTTAATACTTCTGCTTCCGGAACATTAGTAATGGCAGCAAGAGTGACATCTAGTTCATTTTATCTAACAACAGTAAATTGTACCGTTACAATAGGCGGTGTTTCTGATATATATTCTGTTACAACTGGCGCTGTTGGAGAAGATGTTTATACTGCTCCGGGCACTTATTCTTGGACTGCGCCAGCTAACGTCACTTCCGTATGTGTGGTATGTGTGGGAGGCGGAGGCGGCGGTGGCCGCAACCACCCCAGCGGCGGCATGTATCGTGGCGGCGGAGGCGGCGGGTTAGGTTATGTTAACAATGTTTCTGTAACTCCAGGATTGAGTTATACTGTAGTAGTTGGAAGTGGTGGTACTGGTTTGAGTTCCGGGGTTAATGGATCATCTGGTGGAGAGTCCAGATTTGCTACAACATGTTATGGATACGGCGGCGGAGGCGGCACCGGTTGTGTAGGAACGGGATGCACCGCATCTGCTTCTTCGGGTGGTAGTTATAGTGGCAGCGGCGGAGGTACCGGAGGTAACTCTCCGCAGCCTGCGGGTTCAACGACGACCTGGCCCAGGACCGGTGGAGGCGGCGCCGGCGGTTATAGTGGTAACGGCGGTGGCGGCGGAGATTCTGGTTCGGAACGACCTGGAACAGCAGGCAGCGGCGGCGCAGGTGGTGGTGCCGGGGGCGGTGGAAATGTTACCGGCGGCGGCGGCGGCGTAGGATTATACGGACAAGGAGCAAATGGTGCCGGAGGGATTGACAACGCAGGCGGAGGCGGAGGATCAGGAGGCAGCAGCGGAGGTACCGGAGGTAACCTTGGATCTACGCCTGGTGGATCATATGGAGGCGGCGGCGGCGCAACAACTAATGGCGACGGTTTACAAGTTGGATCAAGTGGCGCCGGCGGCGCCGTTCGTATTATTTGGGGTCCAGGTCGTTCATTCCCCAATAATGCAACTTAAGGTAATAAAATGAAGTATGATCTAGAATTTATTAATCCACTTGGTAATCCTGGTACTCATTATGCTTTTGAGGCAGAAACCATTGAAGAAGCTGAGACACTATCTCCGCATTGGTTATCTGCTTCAAGTCAATGGAGACCAGAACAATTTAAAATAGTTTCTGTTAAAAAATCAATTTATGAAGAAAATAAGGAATAAAAATGGCTTATGTCAATACTAAAACAAAAAAGGCACTAACACCTTTTGAAGTTAGAGCAGAAAATCCGAACATTAGTTTTCCTAATGGACCGTGGGACGATAAACTTTTATCTTCATTAGGATATGCAGAATTGCGTTTTCCTGATGAACACCCTCATCCAGGTCTTTATCAGAAGTTGGTTGAAGGTGAACCAAAACTAATTGGCAATGAATGGTTTAGAACACTTGCCGTTATTGATCTAACAGACGATGAAAAAAAATTATTATTAATTAATAAATGGTTAGAAGTTCGCCAGAATAGAAATGATCTACTTTCTGCTTGTGATTGGACTCAACTCGCAGATGCGCCAATTACTAATAAAGAAGCATGGGTAGAGTATCGCCAGTTACTAAGAGACGTTACCAAAGTTGATGATCCACATAATGTAGTTTGGCCACAACCACCAGTATAAGAAAGATAACAAATGGCAAGTTTAGATTTTCCCAGCAGCCCGACAAACGGTCAGCAATATACACTTAATGGTATAACATATTATTACGATTCTACTGTCGGTGCGTGGCTAACATCTGTAGTGGCTACAACATTTGATATACCAACACTATTTTCTGTATCTAATGCCTCTTATGGTACCGCCAATGCCGCTTTTGAATTTGCTAATGGTGTATCAACCAATACCACGGCAGCATTTGCCTTTGCTAACGGTGTTGCTGTAAACGCGGCCGCTGCCTTTGCCGCCGGTAATGCCGAGTTCGCTTTTAGTAATACGATCTATGCGGCCGTTAATAGTGCCTTTGGTGTCATTAATGCTGCCTACACAAGTTCTAATGCTGACTATGTGCTTACTAATGCTGCTTTTACAGTTACTAATGCGGCATTCGGTGTAGCAAATAATGCCTATACCGCAACTAATGGTGCTGCGGCATTTGCCTTTGCTAACGGTGTTGCGACTAATACAACTGCGGCATTTGCTAAGGCCAATGCAGCATTAGCAAATACTACCACAACACTAAACGGAACATTAACAACTACCGGTGGTATTACAGTTGAATCTGATCTATCTATTAAAAAGGTTTCAGAAACTACTGTAGCATTAGGTAATAGTGGAACCGCTATAACAATCAACATTGGAACAGGAACAGTATTCACCTGCACCTTAACAGGAAGTTGTACCTTTACTCTTTCAAATGTTACATCATCAAAAGCAGCATCTTTTAGTCTAATATTAACTAACGACGCAACAGCAGGAAGATCAGTTGCTTGGTCTGGTGGAACTTTTCGTTATCCCGGAGGTTCTGTTTCCAGAACAACAGGCGCAAATGCGATTGATATCTGGACTGGATTTACTCCAGACGGTGGAACAACTTGGTATCTAAATATACCTATGAAAAACATTTCTTAATTTAAGGAGAAAATTTAATGGCACTTACAACAGATCAATTAGACCAATTGGAATACAGAAAAGCTGAACAAGTAATATCATTAAAATCCGAAATGGTTCGAGTAGCAAAAGATATTCTGATAGAAAATAGTCGTAATAGTCCTGTTTCTGAAAGAGAGATAACCTCAAATAATGTTATTCAATTTGCAAGCGATCTGATTAACTTTATAATAGAATAAAAGGATTTTTTTATAATGGAATATATGTTGACACCATATAGTGATAAAATTGAATCTTTTGTTTACTGGGAAAATGCTTTTAACAAAGAGGAGTTAAACTATCTTCAAAATATTGCTGTGAAATCTCAACAAAATTCTTATGTCTCTGGAGGTGAAAACGGTATAATTAATGAAGATATTAGAAGATCAAAAGTTACTTGGTTACATAACAATAAAGACTCTGAATGGTTATATCAAAGAATTGCTAATATTGTGTCTGAGTTGAACTCAAGGTTTTTTAGATTCAATCTGACTGGATTTGGTGAACCTTTTCAATTAACAAACTATGATAGTAGTTATCAAGGTACATATAATTGGCATCAAGATTTTGGTAGTAAAATAAGTAGGAAATTGTCTTGTGTTATGCAGTTAACAGATCCAAGTGAATATGAAGGAGGTAATCTAGAAATAATGACCTCTTCTACTTCTACAAAAATTAATAAATGTAGAGGTCTGATAACAATTTTTCCCTCTTGGACTTTACATAGAGTTTCTCCAGTTACGCAAGGTAGTAGACAATCTTTAGTTTCTTGGATATCGGGCCCGGAGTTTAAATAATGAGAACTGAATTTAAAGAATTTTTTGGTATTTTTGATGATGTTTATCCTGAAAACTTTTGCGAACATTTGATAAATGAGTTTGAAAGAGTTCGGCAAGTTGGAGCAGGAAGCAACAGAATTAATTCAGAGGGCACTCTTCGCCATTATAAAGATGATTATCAGATATTTGATTTCAAATCGAGAGATTTGATAGATTTTGAACAGCAGAGACCTGTGGATGTCTTTTTCAACGGACTTCAAAGTTGTTTTGAACGATATACCGAAAATTTTTCTACACTAAAGGACGTCAACATATATTGTGACACACTAAAAGCGCAAAAAACCGATCCCGGACAAGGGTATCATATTTGGCACGCCGAAAAGTCCTATAAAGAAATACAGAGAGTATTAGTTTATTGTTTATATTTGAATAATCTTGAATCAGATGCCGGAGGCGAGACCGAGTTTTTATATCAAAGAATAAGATTCAAACCTATAAAAAACAGAATGTTAATTTGGCCAGCAGATTTTACTCATGTTCATAGAGGAAATGTTGTTCTAGGAAATGATTCAAAATATGTTATAACAGGATGGTTCCATTATGATAAATGAATATTTTAATTTTTTTAAACAAAAAGGATATGTATTCATTCCGAATTTAATTGATGATCATTCTATAAAGATGGTATCTAAATATTTTGAGAACTGTTTAAAACAAAATCTATGGAAATTAAAAAGCAACGATAATGATAAGGATTTGATAAGTTCATACAGTAGATATGCTGATCCTTTAGTAGAGATTATTTTGGAAAATTGTGTAGAAGATGTAAAGACTGTAACAGGTAAATCAGTAGTTCCAACATACTCATATTCAAGAATATATCTTAAAGGGGATGAATTAAAGAGACACACTGATAGACCTTCTTGCGAATATTCAGTAACAGTTAATGTTGCTTCGGTAGGAGAAAAGTTGTCCCCTGTTTGGGTTAAGGCATTTAATGGTGAATCTAGAAAATATAATTTACAACCAGGTGATGCAATAATATATAAAGGTTGTGAGATAGAGCATTGGAGAGATCCTCTTACGGACACCGATATAAATGTTCAATTCATGTTACATTATGTTGATTTAAATGGACCTTATGCTGAATACAAGTGGGATAAAAGAGAATCCTTAGCTTTACCTAGTTCAGAAAGGAAATAATATGTCTTTGATTTTTTCAAGGATTGGTAGACTTGGTGCAGGGTTAACGCCAGGTGGAACACAAACATTCAATTCAACAGGGACATTTACAATTCCTTCTGGAGTTACTAAAGTAAATGTTACTGGTTTAGGTGGAACAGGTAATCCTGGAAATCCAGGTAATCCAGGAACTCCCGGAGGAGGTGCTGGTGGGGGTGGAGGCGGCGGCGCAGGAGGCGCAGGTTCACCATGGACGCCAGGCGGTACAGGTGGAGCCGGATACGGATCACCACAGCTGGCAGCGCCGCCCAGTTGGCCGGTAAATAATAGACAATGGAATGGACGCAGTGGAAGCTATTACTCTGCGCCCGCGGGTACTACCGGTACCTCGGCCGATTGTGGACCTTCAGCTTGTAAGTACGGATCACCATTGGGATTATCCGGAAATCCCGGCAGTGCTGGAATAGCGGGAAATCCATCTACAGCTTTTGGTTATAATTTTGCTGGAGGAAACTCAGGACCAGGGGGAACAGGCGGTTCGGGCGGAACTACTGGACCTGGCGGGTATGGAGGAGGTGTAGGTCCATTAAATGTTGCTACTGCTGGTAATCCAGGTGGAGGTCCAGGGGCAGGAAATGGTGGCGCAGCTGGTGGGCCCCCTTCAACGCCAGGACAAAGTTTTGTTGGAAAAAACGGCAATCCGGGCACTTTATTTCAAAACTCAGGTGGAGGAGGAGGAGGCGGCGGCTTCAAGGCGGTAGGCTCACCGTTCACTCCCGACAATGGATCAGGTGGTGGAGGAGGAGGCGGCGGCCAATCTGGTAATCCAGGTAATTCAGGTGGGCCAGCTGGTCCTGTATCTCCATCTCAATTCAACTGTATTCCTGTCACCCCAGGTAGTCCTTATCCAATAGTAGTCGGATCTTCAGGTGGTCAAGTTACGATTTCGTGGAATCCACAATAATTTGAGGTTATAAAATGAAACTAGAAAATATGTCTAATTTAGAACTTAATGAAGAACTAGATAAACATGAGAAGTATATGTCTCTTTGTTCTTCAAAAGAAAGAATAAACAGAGCAAGGTCGTTTTGTGTTGGTACTGCTTTTGGAAACACGACCGAGATCATTATGAGAGCAGATGATAAATATATATGGGCAACTTTCAATCAACAAGAGATAGTTGAAATTATACATCAACTTGCTTCTAATATTGGATGTAACATATCTTTACAGCCAAGAGACGATTTTGCTTCTAGCGAGAGATGGAAAAATAGTAAAGAGAATACACCCTTAAATACTATATTTAATTCCTACTCTACTGTTTTTCATGGTTTACCAGGTTCTCCAGGATATAGTTTATACAACGAAGCGGGAACAAATAATCCTAGAGAAGTGCCGGGTGGATTAGGCGGCGGCCAAAGATTACCGGAAGAAGAATAAAATAGGAGAATAAAATGTCCATTCTATGGCAACTAAAAAAGATTTCTACAGGGGAACCATTAAATGAACCTCAGGTTCTTCCCGAAAACTGGGGACCTATCTTCGGTATGGAGGGTTTTAAAGATAAATTAAGTGATTTATCTTGGGTTGGTATTGAAGATCAAGGCTGGTTTATTGTTGGTGAAGGTGAAGGTTCTTCTCCTCAGACAACTCCAAAGAAAGTTTTGGAATGGGAAAGAGCAAAACAACTATTAAGAGATTCAGATTGGTCTATGATGTCTGATGTTCAAATGACCAATGCTGAAAAACAAGCATGGGAATTATATAGAAAGAATTTAAGAGAAATTACATTACAAAGTGGATTTCCTGATAATATCAAATGGCCTACTATTCCTGAGACACCTAAATTTAATATGATGTAAAAATTAAAGGTTTTTTATTATGTATAATGATGTTATAAGATTTGACTATTTTCCATCTTCAATTTTTCGTGTTGAAAAGTATGAATATTTGAACAATGTAAAAAATGTTTCTTATGAATATTTGAAAAAATCTAATCAAACAACAAAATTTAATGAAATATATCCTGTAACGATGACAGAAAATTTTAATAATGATGTAAGGCTATTAGATTTTACAGGATATATTTCTCAACTTGGGTGGGACATATTATCTTCACAAGGATATAGTGTAGAAGATAAACAAACATATATTACTGAAATGTGGTTACAAGATCATCAAAAATATTCTTCTATGGACTATCATGTGCATGGAGGAGATACTAAATTGATAGGATTTTATTTTTTAGAATGTTACGACAATGGATCAAAACTATCATTTCATGATCCAAGACCGAGTAAAATACAATCTGGTATACCAGAAAATAATATTGAAGAACTAACATATGCTAGTAATTCAGCTATGTTTACTCCCAAACCAGGAACATTAATAATTGCTAATTCTTGGTTGCCTCATTCTTTTACCAGAAATCCTTTAGATAAACCTATAAGACTTATTCATTTTTGTCTAAGTATAGGTTCATTCCGAAATAATAATTCAGCAATAATAGTATGAAAAAATATTATATAAGATTCAACAAGACAAGAGGACAACCATACAGAGGTTCTATAGATCATGTTTGGAGGGTTTTTGAAGAAGATCAAGAATATATTTGTAAGAATGTTGAAATAAATGTTCCTTCACACGGCGAAAAAACAGGAGAAGATTGGAGTATTTGTTGTAATGGTGTTCTGACTATAGATAATGTTACTTCTACTGCTATTATAAATAAAGGGTAGTATAGAATACTAAATAATAGTAGAACATAAAGGACAAACATGGCCGAGTATGTAGAACTCTATATTGATAAAGGTACCAACTTTAGCACCACTATCAATATCAATAATGATGATACAAATTTGCCACAGAACCTTGCTGGATTTATTGTTACCAGTCAGTTAAGAAAGTCATTACTATCCGTTAATGCTTCTGCTAACTTAACTTGTTCTGTTTCAGATGCTCCTAATGGCGAGATTACACTAGCACTATCTTCTGCTAATTCTAGTAATCTATCAGCAGGTAGATATTTCTTTGATGTCAAAACTGTTGATACTCGGGCCGCGAACGCGGTTTCTAGGTTGATTGAAGGAATTATTATTGTTTCTCCATCAATAACTGGATAACAAATGTCAAAAATCACAGTAACCACAACACCTAAAAATCGGATTTCTATAAATACTCAACAGAAAGGTGTAGTCAGGGTTGGCAGCACAGGACTAACCGGAGCAGGTTTAGGTTCAACAAATAGATTGGCCAATATGCTTGATGTTGATGCCTCTGACGCTGATACTAACGAAACATTAGTTTATGATGAAGGAACTGGAAAGTTTGTTGTGAAAGAATTACCTGTCCTCAATGGAGGGACATTTTAAGAATTAAATAACCAGGGAAAATTTAAATGGCTAACACAACAATCCAGATTAAACGCTCTGGCGTTACATCACAACCGGCGTCACTAGCGGCCGCCGAACCAGCGTATTCCTATCTTTCTGATAAACTCTTTATAGGTAATGCCACAGGTTCAGGTGTTATCGCCATTGGCGGTAAGTATTTTATCGACCAGTTAAATGTTGCCTTTGCTGTTGCCAATGCCGCTTATGGTGTTGCTAATAGTTCAACGGTTGCTAATGCCGCATACGATGTTGCCAATGCGGCATTCGGTAAAGCCAATGCGGCCAATGTTCTTGCTTATAATACCGGTATCGGTGCTAATGCCTATGCTACTTTGGTTGGTACATCAGGTAATGCCTATGCTACTTTGGTTGGTACATCAGGTAATGCCTATGCTGATGTAGTAGGTGCGGCATCTAATGCTTGGGCCAATACAGTTGGTACATCAGGTAATGCTTACGCATCCGTAGTTGGTACAAATGCCAATAACTATTCTAATGCTACATTCGTTAAATTAGTGGCAGGTTCACAAACAATCACCGGTGATTTTAGTATTACTGGTAATCTGTTTATTGGTGGCAATACCACTTCTGTTTCAGCCAATAACTTGGTTGTTAACGATCCATTAATTTACTTGGCAAACGGTAATCCTTCGGACATTGTTGATATCGGATTCGTTGGTAGTTATGTTAATGGCACATCAGCACACGTCCATACCGGTCTTTTCAGAGATCATTCTAGTAAGCAATATTACTTGTTTCAAGGATTTGATGCTGATCCAGAGTTGAATAATGATCTTACACCATATGCCAATAATATGGTTAATGCTACCTTGATTGCCGACTTTGTTACAAGCAATCTAACTCTTGGTGGTGCTAATGCTATTGTTTGGATTAAGTCTGCTTACGATAATGCGAATGGTGGTTTTGGTGTTACAAATGCGGCATTCGGACACTCAAATACCACATATGCAGCAGTTAATTCCGCTTTTGGTGTTATTAATGCTTCCTTTGGTGTTGCTAATGCTTCTTACGGACAAGTTAATACACTTGCCACATCAGCAAATGCTTATGCTACTGCCGTCGGAGCAGCCGGTAATGCTTACACAGTTTCAGTTGGAACATCTGGTAATGCTTATGCTTCTGCTGTTGGTACTTCTGCCAATGTATATGCCGCGGCAGTTGGTACATCTGCCAATGCTTATGCTGACATTGTTGGTGGTGCTGCTAATACAAATGCTGCTAATGCTTCTTACCTATCAACAGGAACAGTAATCGTCGCAAGAGGCGGTACTGGATTAAACTCAATTACTGCAAATGGTGTTATCTATGGTAACGGAACAGGTGCTGTTGGAGTAACCTCGGCCGGATCCGAAGGCAATGTTCTACAGGTAAATGCTTCTGGTATACCAGCATTTGGTATGCTCGATGGAGGTACTTTCTAATTATTAACAAAGTGGAGATTTGATTATGGATCAACAAAAATATATTAATACATATGTTGATAAGTCAGTGGGAATGTTACACGAATATGTCAGTATTATTCTCCAGTTACGAACACAACTACACATAGCAAATGACCTGATTAAAGAAAAAGATCAGGTCATTTCCGACCTACAAGAAAAAGCACAACAATTTAATAATGATGCTCAGGAATTGGATACGGCCAAGAATAATGCTCGTTCATGGGAAGATCAATATAATGCTATGAAGAATAAACTATCTCATATGGATACATTGATCAATCAGATCAATGAAATGAAACAGGCATTAATATCAAAGAATACAGAAGCAGATGAACTAAGAAAAAATTTTGATAATGTTAATAACGAATTGATTAATAAAAATAATGAAATCAATAATCTTCGTAAACTAGTTCCCAAAGAAACCACTCCTAAAAAGGCCATAAATACAAAGAGTAAAATTAAACCTTTTGTTATTGAAAATGAAAAACCGGTAGAAGAGACTGACGACTTTTAATGGCCAACACAGTAATCCAATTAAAGAAATCTGCGGTACCAACAGCACAACCGAATGCGGGGTCGTTAGCTAATGGTGAACTTGCTATTAACTATGCTGACGGTAAACTCTTCTATAAAGATTCCTCAGGCCTTATACAACAAATTTCTAGTGGTGGTAATACATTTTCTACCATCAATGCTGCTGGTACATTGCTTGTTTCAGACTTACCTGGTGATATTCTAACAATTGACCAAGGTGATAATATCATCATTGTTCCTGAACCACTTAATGATAAACTAACTATTTCGGCCAATCTATCGCCTGCCAACAATTACGCCGGGGCTATGGCCAACTCGGTCAATGCCTACACATCAACAACATATTCTACACTAACACAATTTGGTTCTGTATTTGGTGTTGCTAATGCAGCGTTTGATAAGGCTAATACAGGATCAACAAATGTAAATACGTTTTCGTCTATTGCTGTTGCTGGTCAAGGTACCATATTAGCCTCATTGGAAGATACTCTAAACTTATCAGATGGTAATGGTATAAATATACAGACAGATCCGGTTACAAAAACAGTTTCATTTGGTATAGTGCCAGGTACATATTCGGGAGATTACGGATTAATAACAGAACCGGTTAATATGATACACGACTACGGGGGTCTAGGATAATGTCCGTTCAGGTACAAATAAGAAGAGGTAATACAGCTCAAACTTCGGCATTTACCGGTGCTGTTGCTGAAATTACCGTCGATACAGATAAACAAACATTAGTTGTTCATAACGGATCAAAGTCTGGTGGATTTCCTCTTGCTCCTAATACCGCTTTTGATGTCGCCAATGCTGCTTTCAACTCCGCAAACAATGTAGCACCTCAGGTTGCCCCCTCTTTTAATACTGCTAATGCTGCCTTTGATAAGGCCAATTCGGCCAATGTCCTTGCCTATAATACAGGTATTGGTGCAAATGCTTATACTGTATCCGTAGGTTCATCCGGTAATAATTATGCTGGTGCTATGGCCAACAGCATTAACGCATACACTACTGCCACTTATGCTACTCAAACAGATTTAAGTACCGGTCTCTCTGCTGGTAATACTTATACAGTTTCCGTTGGAACGAGTGCTAATAATTATGCAGGCGCAATGGCGAATGCCGCCAATGCATATGCAACGGCAACTTACGAAACTCAAATTGTAGTATCAACCGGTCTTGCTTCTGGTAATGCTTATGCTAATTTTGTTGGAACGTCAGCAAACTCTTATGCCAATACTTCTACGGAAGCGGCAAATAACTATGCCGGATTTATGGCAAACGCATCCAATGCCTATGCTGCTTCATTAACACCAGATTTATCTCCGGCATTTAACAAGGCAAACGATGCCTATACACAGGCAAATGCTGCCTATTCCCATGCCAATGATGTGGCAACAGGTGCCAATGCCTATTCCGTTTCTGTTGGCGCCGCTGGTAATGCTTATGTTAATCTATCTACTGGTGCTGCAAATTCTTATACCGTAACAGTCGGTACATCTGCCAATAATTATGCCGGTGTTATGGCAAACTCAGCAAACGGAATTGCTGATGCTACTTACATCAAAAAAACTGCAACTACACAGATAATAACCGGTGATATACAGATTACTGGTAATTTGATACTATCTGGTAATGCTACCCAGATTTCTGCTAACAATCTGTCTATCCAGGATCCTCTTATATTCCTTGCCACAAACAATATCAGCGACATTGTTGATATTGGATTTATAGGTCATTATAACAATGGTTCCGCAAACGTTCATACAGGTGTCTATAGAGACCACGCATCTAAAGAATATTATATATTCAATGGTCTATTCGGTGAACCAGAACTAGTCAATGATATTGTTCCATATGCTAACAATATGGTTAACGCCGTTCTTAATGCTGATTTAAGAACCAGTAATCTAAATCTTGGTGGTGCTAATGCTATTGTTTGGATTAGATCAGCATATGATAACTCTAATGCTGCGTATAACAATGCTAATTCAATTGCCACTTCTGCCAATAATTATGCAGGAGCAATGGCTAATGCGGCTAATGCTTATGCATCGTCTTTAACGCCAGATTTAACTCCAGCATTTAATAAGGCAAACGATGCCTATACTATTGCTAACGGAGCATTTGATAAGGCCAATTCTGCCAATGTTCTTGCTTATAATACAGGAATTGGTAGTAATGCTTATACTAATGTAGTAGGAACATCCGCAAATAACTATGCTGGTGCTATGGCTAATTCTGCCAATGCATATGCTCTTTCATTAACACCAGATTTATCTCCTGCTTTTAATGTTGCTAATGGAGCCTTTAACAAGGCAAACTCTGCTAATGTATTGGCCAAGGCAGCATATGATTATGCTAATACAATTACAGGCGGTGCTGTTGTTTCAGCAACAGCACCTTCATCACCTTCTGCGGGTTCATTTTGGTGGAATACTACTTATGGTAGACTATTTGTTTATTACAATGATGGTAATACATCTCAATGGGTTGATGCTACTGCTACTGCTACTGCTGCAAGAGTAGTAACTACTGATACCGTACCAAACGGTGCGGTGGACGGACAACTTTGGTGGAACTCAGAATACGGTAGATTGTTTGTCTATTATAATGACGGTGATACTAGTCAATGGGTTGACACCAATCCTGCTACGGATATTGGTGGTATAACGGACATTGCAAATGCTGCTTTTGATAAGGCTAATACAGGTGCCACCTTTGCTTATGTAAATACTTCTGCGGCCGCAGCAAATGCTTATACCAATGTTTCAACAGGTGCTGCTAATGCTTATACCAATGTTTCTACGGCCGCGGCAAATAATTGGGCAAACACAAAATTAGCAAACACAAATGTCGTCCTTGCTGGCAATTTAACATCTACACAAGGTGTTGCTGATAGGATAGGTGATGTAAGAAACTTACCAATTGTAAATCAAACATCATCATATACACTAACACTTGCTGATAATGGTGAGGTTATTTCTTTAACAACTGGTAACGTTTTTGTTACTGCTGGCATATTTTTTCCAGGTAATACTGTTTCTGTGTTTAACAATTCATCGGCAAATATAACCATCACACAGAATACCAGTGTTACATTGTATTCCGCTGGTACTTCTAATACTGGTAATAGAATCTTGCAGCAAAGAGGTATTGCTACAATCGTTTGCGTTGCTGCAAATACATTTGTTGTTACAGGTGCGGGTATGGTTCCATGACGATGATGAGTATATTGGCAGGAAATGCTTTCACTCCATCTGCATCATCGAGTGCTTTTGCATCAGCAACAGGTGGCACTCTGACTACTGCCACTATTAATGGATTTTCTTACAATATTCATACATTTACTACAGTTGGCTCCAATAGCATAACTTTTACGAATGGCGGACCGATAGAAGTTTTTATGGTAGGTGGAGGCGGCGGTGGTGGATCTTTAGGCGGTGGTGGTGCTGGCGGCGCCGTGATGAATGTATCAAACACAATAGCATCAGGAACTTATTCTCTTACTGTTGGAGATGGTGGTGTTGGTGCTCAAGCTTGGTCCGTGTGTTGCCAAAATGGTTTAAATACAACAGGATTTGGTATAACTTGTTTTGCTGGTGGATCAGGATGTGTATATTCGGCAGGTTGTCTAAACACTTATAACACAGCATCACAGGGAAACTTTGGTGGTAGATGTTTTGCGGTAAAATCCTATTCTAGTTCACCTACATCACCATCAATACCCGCCGGTTGGTCAGGAATAGTTTATGCGGGTAATCTTGGCGGAACAATGACCGGTTCTTGTTGTCCTTGTAATGGTGCCGGCGGCGCCGGTGCTGGAGGTGCTGGTTCTAATCACAATGGTCCTCCAAATGGAGGCCCTGGTGTAACTGTTAATTTTACAGGTACATCTTATGTGTGGGCCGGCGGCGGAGGAGGTTCAGGTTATTGTTCTCAAGAAGCAGGTAATGGTGGATCTGGCGGAGGAGGTGGAGGAGGAACAACAACCGCAGGCGCCGTAGGAACCGGTGGTACCGGTGGATTAAATAATGGAAATCCTGGAGTCGGAACAACCGATCCTTCCGTTGGCGGCGCAGGTGGAAATAACACAGGTGCTGGTGGCGGCGCAGGTTCAACCGGTTCAGGTACTGCCGGTGCCAACGGCGGCAAAGGTGGTTCAGGTATTATTATTGTTAGATATAGGACTTCATAATGAAAGATTTGAAAGTCACATTAGATTTAAATACAGAACAATGGTGGATTGAAAATATACAGGACTTCAATCCAATCACAGAAGTTTTGTTCAATGTTAAACAAATAAACAAAGAAACTGTTTTCAACAATCTGAAGTTCGGTTTTACTTTAAAACTCAATGATATCATCATACAATCAATTAGCGAACCATCTGAAGGAATAACATATATCTCTTCTGATCAAGATTACTTAAAATCAATACCTATTAATGTTATCTACAACAGAGAATACGTCATTGACTTGTGGGTAGAAAACGATGGTAAGAGATATGAAAAATCTCATTATATTACAACTCCTAAACCGGAACAACCATTCAATTCTTGGACATGGAATGAACAGTATGAATACTGGGAAGCACCGATAGCAAAACCAGAAAATCAACCAACTTATGTTTGGAGTGAAGATTCTAAAATGTGGGTACCACCTTTGAATTTAGATATGAAAACACCTGAAAATGCTATATGGAATCCTTCAACCAATCAATGGGAGATATTGCCTGATTATGATCTCACATGATGCAAACACTACTTTTTTCTTAACCAAAGAAGAAGCACAAGAGAGATATAACATTTGTAAGCAATGTGATAGTTTTATACCTTTAACATCACAGTGTAAAGAATGTGGTTGTCTCATGAAAATAAAAGCAAAGATTAGAAATTCCGACTGTCCATTATCAAAATGGAAAAACTAAATACTACAAACAAGTAGAGATTAAATGGCAAAAATTAATTTTCCAAGTTCGCCAACTAATGGCCAAACATTCAATCAAAACGGAGTGTATTATACATACGACTCTACTTTTGGTGCTTGGGTAACTGCTCTCGTTCCTAAACCTTTGGATAATAGCAGAAACACACAAATTATCTTTAATGATGCCACTTATGCCAATGGTTCTAACGGTATGACTTTTAGTAAGTCTGCCAATACGGCATACCTTGCCAATGTAGCAGTTACACAGAATGTTTATGCCAACTATTTTATAGGTAATGGTGCCGCACTAACAGGTATTGTTACAGACTTTTCGCCAGCTTATAATACCGCTAATGGTGCCTATAATGTTGCCAATGGTGCCTATACGACCGCTAACGGTGGATATAATGTTGCCAATGCGGCCTTTGGCAGGGCCAACACCGCATTACAGAACACCTCAGGTACCGTATTTACTGGAAATTTCTTTGTTGCCAATAGCGTTGGTGTTGGTAGATCAACCACTGGTTATGCTCTTGATGTTGTTGGTACAGTTAATGCTTCGGCACTACTTATTAACGGAGCAGCCTTATCAGGTGGTGCCACTGTTTCCGATCAAACAACTTCCGCATCAACATTCTATCCTGTAATTACAACCACAACTAGTGGTACAATGTCTGTTGCGAATGTTTCAACTACCAAACTCTACTTCGTTCCATCTACCGGTACATTATCAGCAACGGTGTTCAACTCATTATCCGATATCACATTAAAGACTGATATTGAAGAGATTAACGGAATAGAACTAATAAATAAGATAAACCCAATAGGTTTCAGATGGAAAGAGAATGGCACAAAGTCTTATGGTGTTATTGCTCAGGAACTGGAACAAGTATTGCCGGAGTTGGTTCAGACCAATGAAGGCCTTAAATCGGTTTCTTATACTCCTATGATTGCTATGTTGATTGATACTGTTAAGAAACAAGAAAAACGAATAGAAAAACTTGAACAATTATTAAGTAATCAAAAGTAACGGAATAAGATATGCCAAATTTTAATAGTCCAGAAGGCGAACTAACTGATCTGTTTATGACGGATGTAAGTATCCTGGATAGTTTTGTTGGTAATGAGTTGTGGGGATGGGGACGTAATGGTTATGGACAACTTGGTGACAACACAAGAACCAAAAGATCCTCACCAGTCCAGACCGTATCTGGTGGAACCAACTGGAAGTTCGTTGCTTGTGGTTTTAATTACACCACTACCATTAAAACAGATGGAACGTTGTGGTCGTGGGGAGGAAATAGTTATGGTCAACTAGGTGATAACTCCAGAACCCATAGATCCTCTCCAGTCCAAACTGTATCTGGTGGTACCAATTGGAAACTAGTTGCTTGTGGTAGTTATCACACCACTGCCATTAAAACAGATGGTACCCTTTGGACCTGGGGTCAGAGTATTTATGGTCAACTAGGTGATAACTCAACAAACAATAGATCCTCACCAGTCCAGACCGTATCTGCTGGTACAAATTGGAAACAAGTTGCTGGTGGTTTCAATCACACCACTGCCATTAAAACAGATGGTACATTATGGACATGGGGAGGTAATGGTTATGGTCAACTAGGTGATAACTCAACAACCAGTAGATCCTCACCAGTTCAGACCGTATCTGCTGGTACCAATTGGAAACAGGTTGCTTGTGGTCAACACACTGCCGCCATCAAAACAGATGGTACATTATGGTTGTGGGGACGTAATGAATACGGTGCACTAGGTGATAATACAACAACCAATAGATCCTCACCAGTCCAAACCGTATCTGGTGGAACCAACTGGAAACAAGTTGCTGGTGGTATTTACCACACCGCTGCCATTAAGACTGATGGAACCCTTTGGACCTGGGGATATAATACTGACGGTCAACTAGGTGACAATACAACAACCGATAGATCCTCACCAGTCCAAACCGTATCTGGTGGTACCAACTGGAAACAGGTTGCTGGTGGTCGGTTTAACACTGCTGCCATTAAAACTGATGGTACATTGTGGGGATGGGGACGTAATACTGACGGTCAACTAGGTGATAACTCCATAACCCATAGATCCTCACCGGTCCAGACTGTATCTAGTGGAACCAACTGGAAACTGGTTGCTGGTGGTAGTTATCACACTGCTGCCGTAACCTATACAGAATCATAATAAGAGGAAACAAAAAGATGTTTGTAATCGTTCAAGACAATTTTGTAATAGATGGACCAAGGGATTGGAACAAGAAGAAGTTTGAAGAAGTTCTTTTAGAAGATTGTGAAGTAGATTTCACACTTGAAACCAGAAACGAATCCAACCTTCCAATCGTTGTTTCCGACACTGTTAAGATTCTTCCGGTAACCAAACTTCCTGATCCAGTATTTAATTCCAAGACACAGATTCTTCAAGGGCCATTCTGGAACCTATCAGACACATTGGCCGAAGAATATTACACCGCGCAAGATATGCCAGTGGATGCTGTTAAGAACTTTCTTACCTCTATTGTTGCTAATGCTCGGTATATTAAAGAAACTGCTGGTATTAAAATGACTATTCAAGGAACTCAGGTTTCTGTTGATACTGCTCGTGGTTCAAGAGATATATTCTTTCAGGCATTTTTATCTATTGGTGAAACTGAAACAATGAACTGGAAGTTTCCTGAGACCTGGTTAGAACTCACAAAGAGTGATCTGGGTTTGATTGTTTCTGCGGGTCGTAACCATATTCAGACATCTTTTGATTGGGAGAATGGTTGGGTCAATAGAGTTAGTGCTGCTGTTACATTGAATGATCTTAATACACTTTATAATGAACTGGAAGCGGAATTAAAACCACAGACAAATCCAACAGTATAAGGTCGTATAATGGCATATGGTTCAAATACAAATTATACTATTAGTGGTGTTGATGTAGGTAGACAACTTGTAACTAAAAGTTACTTGATTGATGTTTATCCATCTTTGGTTGGTACGTTTAAACAGGCAGGGTTATGGACCTGGGGGCGTAATGGTGCCGGTCAACTAGGTGACAATACAACAACCGGTAGATCATCTCCAGTTCAAACTGTATCTGGTGGTACAAATTGGAAACTGGTTGCTGGTGGTGGTTATCACACTGCTGCCATTAAGACTGATGGAACCCTATGGACCTGGGGAGGTAATTCTTACGGTGCACTAGGCGACAATTCAACAAACTTTAGATCCTCACCAGTCCAGACTGTATCTGCTGGTACAAATTGGAAACAGGTTGCTTGTGGTTTTTTTCACACTGCTGCTATTAAGACTGATGGAACGTTATGGTTATGGGGAGATAATAGAAACGGTCAACTAGGTGACAATACAACAGCCCATAGATCCTCTCCAGTCCAAACTGTATCTAGTGGAACTAACTGGAAACTGGTTGCTAGTGGTCGTTATCACACCGCTGCCATTAAAACCGACGGAACCCTTTGGACCTGGGGAGCTAATTATTCCGGTCAACTAGGTGACAATTCAACAAACCGTAAATCCTCACCAGTCCAGACCGTATCTGGAGGAACCAACTGGAAACTGGTTGCTTGTGGTGGTTTTCACAATGCTGCCATTAAAACTGATGGAACCCTTTGGACCTGGGGAGCTAATTATGCCGGTAATCTAGGTGATAACTCAATAACCAGTAAATCCTCACCAGTCCAAACCGTATCTACTGGTACAAATTGGAAACTGGTTGCTGGTGGTAGTAGTCACACCTCTGCCATTAAGACTGATGGAACCCTATGGACCTGGGGACATAATGGTTACGGTACACTAGGTGATAACTCCAGAACCCATAGATCCTCACCAGTCCAGACCGTATCTGGAGGAACCAACTGGAAACTGGTTGCTTGTGGTGGTTTTCACAATGCTGCCATTAAGACTGATGGAACCCTTTGGACCTGGGGATTTAATGCTTACGGTGCACTAGGTGATAACTCCGAAACCCGTAGATCCTCACCAGTCCAAACCGTATCTGGTGGAACCAACTGGAAACAAGTTGCTGTTGGTGGTTATTACACTGCCTGTATCCGTGACGATTCAGCAGACATTTTCGGAAACACTATATGATCCATCCTCTTGTGAAGATTATAACCATTGATGGTTTTTTTAGTCAAGAAGAGGCCACCAGATTAGGTGAAATAACCAGAAACCTTCAATACACTCAAAACCAATTAGGTCAAGAGATAGAACATTTCAATATGGTTCCAGAAAACGCCAATGAAATGTTCTCTTTCATTCTAAATACAAAGATAGAGGTGGATGAAGATCGTTCAGGTATATTCAGAAAGCCAGAGTTATTCATACACTTTGAGGAATTTGATACTCTTGATGAATGGGTTTTTGTTTGTGTTCTGGAACATACTATGTTTAATATATATCAGCACGAAAGCGGTGCCAAGAGTGCTTTGGATGGGTATCAGTTTAATTACAGGAACCTTATGGAATGGGGTTCTAATACAAAAGTTTCCTATGAACTATTGCCTGGAGAAGGCGTTCTGTTTAGACCGTGGTTGTTTCATTCGTTTAGTGGTGGTTTAATTCAGATATTCAGATTAAAAGAGAGAGAATAGATGCCAACTTTTTATCAGGTTAACGGTGTATCGTTTGATGATCTGTTTGTAAGAAATGATTCATTCACAGAAGGTGGGTTGTGGACCTGGGGAAATAATGGTCTGGGTGAATTAGGTGATAACTCCAGAACCCATAGATCATCTCCAGTCCAAACCGTATCTGCTGGTACAAATTGGAAACAGGTTGCTGGTGGTGGTAATCACACCGCTGCCATTAAAACTGATGGAACATTATGGTTATGGGGTAGTAATTTTTTTGGCCGATTAGGTGACAATACACAAACCGATAGATCCTCACCAGTTCAAACTGTATCTGCTGGTACAAATTGGAAACAGGTTGCTTGTGGTGGTACTCATACCGCTGCCATTAAGACTGACGGAACCCTATGGACATGGGGACGTAATTATAATGGCCGATTAGGTGACAATACAACAACCGATACAACCTCACCAGTCCAAACCGTATCTGCTGGTACAAATTGGAAACAGGTTGCTTGTGGTGGTAATCACACCGCTGCCATTAAGACTGATGGAACCCTTTGGACCTGGGGACGTAATACTAACGGTCAACTAGGTGATAACTCTTTAACCCATAGATCCTCACCAGTTCAAACTGTATCTGGAGGAACCAATTGGAAACAAGTTGCTGGTGGCGATAGTCATACTGCTGCCGTTAAAACTGATGGAACATTATGGATGTGGGGAGGCAATAGTTATGGTCAACTAGGTGATAACTCTTTAACCCATAGATCCTCACCAGTTCAAACTGTATCTGCTGGTACAAATTGGAAGTTTGTTGCCAGTGGATATTATGCACATACTGCTGCCATTAAGACTGATGGAACCCTATGGACATGGGGACGTAATAATTTCGGTCAACTAGGTGATAACTCTTTAACCCATAGATCCTCACCAGTTCAAACTGTATCTGGTGGTGCCAATTGGAAACAAGTTTCTTGTGGTCGTTTTTACACAACTACCATTAAAACTGATGGAACCCTGTGGACATGGGGACGTAATAGTTATGGTCAACTAGGTGATAATACAACAACCGGTAGATCATCACCAGTCCAAACCGTATCTGCTGGTACAAATTGGAAACTAGTTGCTTGTGGCACTTATTTTACCGTCTCCATCCGAGATCAGTGGTAATTTACAAGACTAAATACCAAAGTTAGACAATTATTTTATGAGGGTTGTTATGATAAAGTTGAACCTTGGTTCTGGTTACAAACATATTGATGGTTATCTAAATATTGATTCGGATCCAAAGTGTAATCCAGATCACTTACTAAACCTTGAAACCGACAGACTTCCCTTTGATGATAACACGGTAGACGAAGTTCTCTGCCACCATATTCTAGAACACATTGGTGATGGTTTCATTCATTTAATGAAAGAAATCTACCGAGTTTGTAAAAACGGTGCTATACTAGACATAGCAGTTCCACATCCCAGGCACGATGTTTTCCTCATAGACCCCACTCATAAACGGCCAATCTACTCTGATACTATTGATATGTTCTCTAAAAAAAGGAACCAAAAAACTATTGAAAATAAAGGTATGGAAACAACTCTTGGTATAATGAATGACATTGACATAGAAGTATTTGCCACTGACTATGTTCTTGATGAATACTATCAAAAACTCTTTCAAACATTACCAAACGAACAATGTGATATAATTGCTCGGTCTTATAATAATGTTATTATTGAAATCCTAATCAAGGCAATGGTGAATAAGTGACAGTAGAATATCCAAACTGTGATCCTCTCGGAACTGCCAAGTTTTTTATCAATTTAAAACAACCTGAAAAGGCCAAAGTTTCCCTTGATCAAGTAAAACCATATTGTCAGACAGTTCAACAGTTAGATGCTATTGGCAAACTCTATGCTGATTGTAGAGAATGGAATGATTCTCTTGAAATTGCCAAGAAGATTCATTCCCTACTTCCAAACAATCAATCCAAATATGATATTAGAACAAATATTGTTCGTTCTTTACTCAATTTAAACAATCCAGAAGAAGCACTAATTTATATCAATATGAATGAAAAGGTGAATCCAAACGATCATCCTAATCGTATGGATAAAGCAATGGCTTTATTTCTACTAAACAAAAAAATAGAAGCCGAAGCAATACTGCGACAAATATTAGAAGAACCACATAATGATGATATTGACACAAGAGTAAAATTTAATCTAGGAACCTATGACATTAGAAATGGTAATTTTAAAGATGGTATCAAAAATTTTCTTCTTCACGGTAGAAAGTTAAATATATGGGAGTCATATACTCTTCCGAAAAATAATTATTGGAAAGGCGATATACAACCTGGTAAAACTATTCTGATGTGTCACGATGGTGGTATTGGTGATGAAATAATCAATATAAGGTTTCAGAAACACATTAAAAAACTTGGTATGAATCCTATTTGGTTTACAGCAAGAAAAGACCTGGCTAAAGTCTTTGAAAGAAATGGATTTACTGTAACAACAAATCCTAATGATTATAAATCTGATTGGTTGTGGTATTATTCAATGACTTCGCCAGTATTGCTTGATGTTGATGAGAATGACTTGTGGGATGGTCCTTATATAGAACCAATCAGAAAAGCAGAGAAACTTTCTGGTAAATTAAAGATCGGCCTAAAATGTGTTGGTAATCCAAAATATGATCAGGATCTAAACAGAACAGTTCCCTATAAAGAAGTTCTTGATATTTTACCAAAAGATGCGACGGTCTATTCATTTCATATTGACGAAGATATTGATGATCCTAGATTGATATCTCTTAAAGATAAGATCAAAACTTGGGACGATACGCTTGACTTTATAGATCAAATGGACTATATGATATCTAGTTGTACCTCAACAGCACACGCGGCATCTGCTATGGGTAAAAAGACTTTTGTTATGGTTCCTATCCTTAATTATTACCTTTGGGCAAAACCAGAAAACCACTCAAAGTGGTATTCGGAAAATACCAGAATAATCAGACAAACAACATATAAAAATTGGTATGATCCGATCAAAGAGTTGAAAGAACTCCTCAATGGTCAATAGAATTGTCAATTCGGTCAATATTAATTTAACTTCCATATCAACGAATGAACCGATTTCGGATGTTCCTTGTGGTTCGTGTAATATGTGTTGTAAGTTGTTATCACCTTTTCTCACAACCGAAGAGATTGCTTCTGGTAAATATCCATTAAGTATAATTAACCCTTCTAATACAAACGAAGGGCCAACGGTGGTTTTGTTTAGAAATATAGAGGGTGGTTGTGGTATGTTAATAGATAATAAGTGTTCTATCTATGATGATAGACCTATTGCTTGTCGGCAATTTGATTGTCGCAGAGGTCATCATCCAAAAACAAATATTGTGGCTAAAGAAAAGTTTGGAATTGATATACAATGAAACACGGAAAAACAGCTGTCTATACAATCCTCAAAAACGAAAAAAAATATATTGAAAAATGGTTATACTATGCCAATCCTTTTGACTATAAGGTTCTTCTTGACACGGGATCAACCGATGGTTCTTGGGAACTATTACAAGAATATGCCTCAAAAGATCCTAAACTAATCATTGAACAAAAAACCTTCGATCCATGGCGGTTTGATACAGCAAGAAACTATAATCTCAACATGGTACCAGAAGAAGTCGTCTGGTGCCTCTCTCCTGACTTGGACGAGTATTATTCCATCAATACACACGATGAAATGGAAGTTATTATATCTGCTGTTCCTGATATTACTTGTATTGCTTCCGATAGATTAGATATTTATTCCCGTGTTGTTCGTGTCGGGCCTCCAAATCTACAAGCAACTAACAAGATTCACAGAAGGCACGATTATATCTGGAAAGAAAGAATCTACGAACACATCTCCTGGAAACATGGTGGGTATGAGAAAGAATTATATTCTGATGATATCTTTCTGGTTCATGATCAAGACTTTAAAAAGAAAGAGAGATCAGAACTCTATATCAGACTAATGGAAGAGGAATGGGCCGAGAATCCTAAAAACTCATGGAATAATTGGTTTCTTCTTTATCATTACTTTAAGTCACAACAACTGGAAAAGTATATTCCTGTTGCTTGTAATTACTTGCTATTTCACACAAAAAAACAAGATAAGAACTATGAGGATGTTACTAATACTCTAAAAGGAATTTTAGCGAGAGAGAAGATATCCGATCAACATAAACATTTAATTGTTGAAGCATTGAAGGTTGCTAGATGAAAACATTTCACTTTCTATCAGGATTACCTAGAACAGGGTCAACGGTTCTTGAATCATTACTCAATCAAAATCCGCAAGTATATGTTACACCAACATCACCTCTACTACATCTATTAAATAAAAATCAAGAAGAGTTTCATCAATGTCCCGAGGTTATTGCTAATCCCGTCTCAGATATGCTTACTAATGTTTCTCGTGGTATGATAGAAGGTTGCTGGGAACACAGACCAGAACCTATCATCATTGACAAGCATCGCGGTTGGGGTAAGAATATGCCGGCGACTACGATTGTTTTTGATAAAGAAATTAAAATGGTTGCTACTATCCGAGACATACCTTCTATAATGGCCAGTTGGTTAACTCTTATTAGAAATCAACCAAACAACTTTATCAAAAGAACTGTTATTGAAAAAGGTTTTGAAGCAACAGAAGAAAATATGATGGCAGAAATGTGGTTTGGTCATGTTCTAGATTGTGTTGAGTCGGTTGCTATGGCAAGAAAGACAGCATCTAATAGAATGTTAGAAATACGGTATGATGACTTTATTAAAGATTCAAAACAACAGATTTCTAAAATTGAATCTTTTCTTGAACTACCTTCTTTTGAATATGATTTTGAAAACATACAAAATAACAACATAAACAATGATCACGAAGCATTTGGATTCATTGATATGCATAAGGTCAGACCAAAGGTGGAAAAGATTGCTAAACATCCAAAAGATGTATTAGGTGATAGTCTTTACAATAGGTTTGTTGATCTTGAAAGGCAGTATTTGAGATGAAAAAGATTTTAATTATGGGACTACCCGGTTCAGGCAAGACGACATTTGCCGAAGAGTTGAGAAAACAACTATTAGCAAAGAGTAGAACTGCGGCCTGGTTTAATGCCGATGTTATTCGTAAAATGCATAACGATTGGGACTTTTCACCAGAAGGTCGTATAAGACAGGCTAATAGAATGAGAATATTGGCCGATGGTATGATGACTGATTATGTTATCTGCGATTTTGTGGCACCAACAGAAGAAATCAGAACACAATTTAAGGCAGACTTTACAATTTGGATGGACACCGAAACAAAATCAGATTATGAAGATACTGATAAATTGTTTGAGCGTCCAACCAAATGGGATTATATTGTTAAGATGAAAGATGTTCCTAATACAGTTAGTCCATGCGTTGAACAAATTCTGAAACTTGGGTAAACTTATGGTCAAATACTTTTCTCGCACAACTGTATGTCTGATACTTGCCTTTAATAATCTCAGGCATATCAATGAACTTAACCGGAACATTATACTTATCAGCAACAATCACTGCCACATCTAAGAATGAAATAGGATGGGAACAACCTAAATCAAAGATACCTTCTTTGGCATTTGTTGTAATAATCTTAATGATATCACCAACCCAAACAAAGTCACGATAGGTATTTTCCGACCCTTTGAAAATCTTAATCACTCCATCATTCTTAGCCTGCTCCGAGAAACGATAGACTGGTGAGGTACAAAAGTCCGATTTCTTTTCATCGGCACCATATACATTGAAATAACGATAACCTGTAATCGGTGCGGTAAAAGATGACCTATTTTCCATAACCCACAAATCAACGGTATACTTAGAAACAGCATAGTAGTTTAGTGGATTATAATCATATGTTTTATTAACCGCCATAGACTGGCCATATACAGAACCAGAAGATGCATAGTGAACAGGAATCTTATGCTTAATGGCCTTCTCAAAAATCTCAACCGATGACTGGACATTCCATCGCATTACCTTCAATACATCTAGTTCGGTTGTATTAGAGATAGCACCTTGGTGATAAATCATTGTAATCTTATCCCACGGTACCTGTTTTGCCAATTCAATTGGGTCACCATCTACGGCATCAAAACCATATACCTTATTACCTTGTTGTTCTAAATGCTTTACAAGGTTTCTACCAATAAATCCTTTATGTCCTGTAACTAAAATCATTGTCCGTCTCCTGGTATAACTCTATAACTATCACTATCATAATGTGTGGTTGATACTTCTATAAGAACCGAATTGTCCTCTAGAGCCTCAATCTGATGTGGTCGACCTGGTTCATTTACCCAAGTATCACCTTCTTTAAGTATAATATTATGTTTAGAGGCATCTTTTGTTTCTATCCAGTGGATTTTAAACATACCGCTTTGAACATAGAATGTTTCATGTTTCTTCATATGGAAATGCATTGACCCTTTTGAACCGGCCTTGTCGTGTATAAGGAGTTTGCCACAATACATTTCATTATTGGCAAAAATGACCTCTCTACCCCATTTCTTTTCAACAGTGTCCATTCAAATGCTCCAATATATTCGTGGTAGAAAATCCTTCAACATACGGTATAATAGTTGTAACAACTGGCCGTCCATTAACATCATATGTTTTAGAAACATAGTCACCACCTTTTGTAATGATATCTGGATTAACTTTCTTGATCAACTCGTATGGTGAATCCTCTTCAAATATAATTACCTCGTCCACACAAGAAAGGGACTCCAATATTAATTTTCGGTCCTCTTGTTTGTTAAACGGTCTATCGTTACCTTTGCGCCTTCTCACAGAATCATCCGAGTTCAAACCAACAATAAGATAATCACCAAGTTCTTTTGACTTTTGTAGATATTCAATATGTCCTTTGTGAATAACATCAAAGCAACCGTTGGTGAATACAATTTTCTTTTCTACGGTTCTTATATCATCCTCAGTTAGTGTATAGGTTCCAAAGTGACTAACCGATAATGCTGCTAGTTTATTCGCCTTGACACAGGCCTTATGTATATCTTCTCCTTTGGCCAGATAATATGTCATAGCGGCAATAAACACATCACCAGCACCCGTAACATCGGCAACCTCTTTATCAATACCTTCTAATTTGATTATCCGACCTTCCTCTACAATAATAGGTCCTTTGCTACCACGAGTAATAACAAAAGTTCCAACATTGTAGAACTTTCTGGTATCTTGATAACTATCACCTACCATAGCAAACTTATGGTATTCTTCCTCATTCATCTTGATAATATCGGCACCTTCATAGTTGACCAGAGATTTCTTTGGATCAACTATTACAATCTTACCCTGTTGTTTTAGTTTATGAATTAGTTGCTGACTTTTAGATAAGACACCTTTATTATAATCGGAAAGAATGACATATTTGGTTTCTTCAGGAAATTCTATTTGAGAGATATCAGCGGTGCTAATCTTATCTTCATCCACACGGAACATAATGTGACCGTTACATACATATCTTTTCTTGACCGAATAATCAAGGGCATCAGAATAGTAATCTACACATACACCAAGGTTTATTAGATTGTTATTAACATTAGAGGCGCCGCCGGCACGACTTTCTTCTTTAATGATATCAAAGATAGGAATGGGAGATTCTGGAGAGAACCGGTTCATTTTTCCATAAATATAGATATCCGATATATGATCACCAATCAATCCGATTTTCATTATATACTCCGAGTTGTCGGACACTGTAACATAAATATATATAGTAGTCAACCATAGGCCAGTGGAATGTCACAATCTAAACCAGCAAATAAAGAAGAACTTAAAGATTTCTGCCTACGTCAGTTAGGATTTCCGGTCATACAAATTAATGTGGATGATGTCCAGGTTGATGATGCTGTTGAACTGGCATTTGAGTATTGGAATGAGTTTCACTTTGACGGAACAGAACGGACATATGTTAAGCACCAAGTAACACAGACGAATAAAGACAATGGATATGTCCAGTTGTCTGATGCTATTATCGGTGCTGTAAGAATTTTCCCTGTTGGTGGCACCAATCAGTCCATGGGTATGTTTGATTTGAGATATCAACTCCGTCTAAACGATTTATGGGATTTGTCATCAACATCTTATACCAACTATTCACTCACCATGCAGCATTTAAGAACACTAGATATGTTGTTTTCTGGTGAAACACCAGTCCGTTTCAATAAGATTAACAACCGTCTTTATATAGATCAGGCCTGGGCCACCGATGTTGATGTTGGTGAATGGATTATTGTAGAGGCTATGGTTATTACCGACCCTAGTGCATATACAAAAGTATGGAATGATCGTATGTTAAAGAAACTATGCACCGCCTATGTTAAGAAACAATGGGGTGTTAATATGAAAAAGTTCGGCGGTATGCAGTTACCAGGTGGTGTCACTATGAACGGTCAGCAAATCTTTGATGAGGCGGTTAAAGAGATTACCGAGGCAGAAACCGAGATTAGAAATACATACGAGCAACCACCAATTTTTCTTGTAGGATAATATGGCAGTCAACGGATACTTCAACAATTTTCCAGGACAAGCAAGAATTAATAATGAACATATGCTCATGGAGGATGTTATTGTTGAAAGCATCCAGGTTATGGGCCATAATGTTTATTATATTCCAAGAGAATCACTTGACAATGTAGATATGATCTTTGGTGAATCCACCAAGGTCAAGTTTAAACACGCTTATCTTATAGAAGCATACCTTGCGAATGTTGAAGGTTTTGAGGGTGATAACGATTTCTTCTCCAAGTTTGGTTTAGAGATTAGAGATACTTCCAACTTTGTTCTATCACGCCGGTCATTTGCCAAATATGTTCCTTCTTCTTTAAGACAGAGGCCACAGGAAGGCGATCTTGTTTATGTTCCAGTATTACATCGTATGTTTGAGATTAAGTTTATTGAAGAAGAATTAATGTTCTTCTCATTAGGCAAGAGAAATCCTTTTGTCTATGAAATGCGTTGCGAACAGTTCCGTTATAGTCAAGAAGAGTTTGATACTGGCGTTGGTGAGGTTGATGAGGTTGAAGAAGAAAACGCATACACCATTAAGATTACACTAAACACAACTGGCACAGGTTCATTTATTGATGGTGAAACAATCTATCAATCACCAGACAGGACATGGGCCAATAACTCGGCATCAGGTAGAATTAAAGAATGGTATGCTGCTAATGGTATGATGTTACTTTATGATGTTGAAGGATCATTTAGTGCTAATTCTAATGTTTATTCTAATACCACAAATGCAGTCTATAAAACAATTATTAGTGCAACTGGTATTGATATTATGACCGATTATAATGACTATGATATGTCCGATAATGAAGATTTTAATGAAGGTGCTACACTTATTCTTGATCTATCCGAACTTAACCCATTTGGCGTCCCATAATGTTACAAAACGCACATTTTTATCACCAACTTACACGCAAGGCAGTCATTCTATTCGGTAGATTGTTTGATGATGTTTTTGTTATCAGAAAGAATAATACCACCGGTAAAGAGGTAGACCGTTTCTTAGTTCCTATCATCTATTCTCCTAAGGAGAAGATGGTTACTCGTTTGTTTTCGGATCCGGATCTCCAGAAGCAACTTCAAGTTGTTTTACCAAGAATGTCTTTTGAGATTACTGGTATTTCCTATGACGCAACCAGAAAACAAAATTCTCTATTAAGATCTGCTAAGTCTAATACATCTACCCGTGTTTCATCTTCATATATGGGTGTTCCTTATGATATTACATTTTCTCTAAACATCTATGCAAGAAACATTGATGATGGCACTCATATTGTAGAACAGATTTTACCGTTCTTTAATCCAGATTTCACAGTAACAACTAATATGATTCCTGATCTAGGATTCTTAAAAGATATTCCTGTAATTCTGAATAGTGTAACAAACAATATTGAATATGAAGGTAACTTTGACTCTGTAAGATATGTGAATTGGACTTTAACATTCACTATGAAGATGCATTACTATGGCCCAATTAGTTATCCAAAGATTATTCGTACCGTTTATGCAAACATCTATAATGATCCTAAATTGCAATCAGGTTATATAACAAGATTGAATGTTGTAAATGCTAATGGTACATTTAAACAAGAAGATATGGTTTATCAAGGTAGCAATTATAGAACCGCAAATGCATACGGTATCGTTGTTAGTTATAGTGCAAATAATTCTAAATTGATATTAGGTGCTACACAAGGTCAATTTGTGGTTAATAATACGATTCGTGCAGTATCAACAAACGGTGTATGCAAAATTCAATCTTTTGAGGCAACACCATTAAAATTGACGGAAATTAAAATCCAACCGGATCCTATTACAGCGGAACCGGGCGATGATTATGGATATGATATTGAGATAACAGAGTGGCCTGACACAGAAACATAAATAGGTTAAACCTTTAACAATTTAATAGGCAGAATTATGCAAGAAGAAATTAATGTAGGTACAGTTGCTAATGATGGTACAGGTGACACGCTCCGAGTAGCATTTATCCGAACCAATAACAACTTTTCCGAGTTGTATTATCACCACGCCAATACAACCGCCAACATTGCCAATCTTACAAATATTGTAAGTTCTTTTGACCTTTCCATTTATACTACACTAAATTCAGCATTTAATGTTGCCAACTCTGCCTATGTGTTTGCAAACGGTGTTTCTGTTAATACGACATCTGGTTATGCTGTTATCAATAGTTCTTTTGGTTTTGCTAATTCAGTTTCTATTGTAGCAAACGCAGGATTTTCGGTATCAAACTCTGCATACGGTATTGCTAACATAGCATTTGGATTTGCCAATGGTGTTGCTACTAATACAACGGCAGCATTTGGATTTGCCAATGGTGTATCAACCAATACAACGGCAGGATATGCTGTTGCCAATTCGGCGTATAATTTTGCTAACGGTGTTTCAACAAACACCACGGCAGCATTTGGATTTGCTAACGGTGTTTCTACCAATACAACGGCCGCATTTGGATTTGCCAATACAGTTAATACATTTGCCTACGGTGTTAATGCTAATTTAACATCTGGATATGCTGTTGCCAACTCCGCGTATAATTTTGCCAATGGTGTATCAACCAATACTTCTGCTGCATTTGGATTTGCTAACGGTGTTTCCACCAACACAACTTCCGCATTTGATTTAGTTAATGTCGTTTTTGGTTATGCAAATACAATCTCGGTCGCAGGTAATGTTAATGCAACGGTAGAACTTATTACAGGTGTTTTTGGTGTTGCTAACATAGCATTTAATACTGCCAATGCCGCTTTTGGAAATGCTAATGCCGTCTTAGTATTGGCATCAGCAGCATTTGACCGTGCCAATCTTTCCAATGATGTTCTTTATGTGGCATCTGCTTTTAATACCGCGAATGCCGCTTTTGGAAACTCAAACGCAATTTTGGTTTTAGCATCAGCAGCATTTGACCGTGCCAATCTTTCCAATGATGTTCTTTATGTGGCATCTGCTTTTGATAAAGCTAACGCAGCAAATGTTCTAGCATATGATACAGGTATTGCCGCCAATAATTATGCTGGTTCTATGGCAAATGCCGCTAATGCTTATGCGGCGTCATTAACACCAAACTTATCTCCTGTTTTCATCGTTGCCAATGCGGCCTTTAATGCTGCGAATAATGCGGTAACAGATTTTAGTCCTGCGTTTAATAAGGCTAATGATGCCTATACTTTGGCAAATAATGCCTATATTTCATCAAATGGTGTTTTACTTGTGGCATCGGCCGCTTTCGCTCGGGCCAATGCTGCCAATGATGTTTTATTTGTAGCGGCCGCCTATGATACTACTAATGCCGCATTTGGTAAAGCAAATGCTGCTTTTTCTAAGGCAAACATAGGTGCCGTATCAGTATCAAATACCGCACCTACTTCACCATCAGCAAATTCCCTTTGGTGGAATCCCGATTATGGTAGGATGTTCATATATTATAACGATGGTGACACCTCACAATGGGTTGATACTAATCGTGCTTCTGACTATTCTAATATGTTTTCTGTTGCTAACGCAGCATTTAACTATGCCAATTCTACTAATACCTTTATCATTGCCAATTATGCTACTCAAACGTCACTATCTACGGCATTTGGATTAGCCAATACTTATGCTGGATCTATGGCCAATTCAGCAAATGTTTATGCTGGATCTATGGCCAATTCAGCAAATGTTTATGCTGGATCTATGGCAAATAGTGTTAATACATTCACCAGTGCTACATATGCCACTATAACAAATGCGGCCGCATCCTTTACAGTTGCTAATGCGGCATTTAATAAAGCAAATACCGGTGGACTTTCCGTCAATACAGAAACATCATCATCTTCAACATATTATCCATTATTTACATCAAATACAACCGGAACTATCGCATATGCTAATATTTCTAATAGTGGTTTATATTTTGTTCCATCAACCGGAACACTGTCAGCAACGGTGTTTAACTCATTATCTGATATAACAGTTAAAGAAAACATTTCACCAATCAATAACGCACTAGACATTGTTGATAAAATGCAAGGTGTAGGATTTACATGGAAGAAAACCGGTCGTCCATCATTCGGTGTTATTGCTCAGGAACTAGAAAAGGTCGCGCCAGAATTGGTAGATCAGGTAGATGGACTAAAAACAGTTAACTATGATGCGATCATTGCGTTCCTTATTGAAGCAATTAAAGAATTAAAAAATAAAGAATGATAAAGGTGTTATACTATGGGCGTTGAAAAAAATCTATCAGATGCTTTGGGCATAGACCACGAAACACCTCCTGCTGAACCACGGCAGGAGGTTATTCCATATGAAGAACCTGAAACTCCTATTAATACAATGCAGGATCAAGAGGATGATTATCGTCTAGCAAGAAGGGTTCTTAGAAATCTTATCACCAAAGGTAATGATGCGATTGAAGAAATTAGCCAGATTGCTAGACAGAATGAAAGTGCTAGAGGTTATGAGGTTGTTTCTACATTAATTAAAACGGTGGCAGATACGACTAAGGACCTATATAATGTTCAGAAGATGACAAAGGACTTAAAAGGTCCTGATCCTGACAGTGATCCACGTAAGAAAAGTGCGGACGCTGGCAATATCAACGTAGAACAAGCCGTATTCGTCGGTTCTGCGGCTGAATTGTTGGATGCTATTAAAAAGAAAAAAGAGCAAGATGGCCCGGACTCCTTACACATATCAGAATAATCCTAACCTCCCTAACGAACAGTATAGGCACGCCTTTACTCAACATGAACTTGATGAATATATCAAGTGTGAGTCCGACCCAGTTTACTTTTCCACAAAGTATATCAAGATTGTTAACGTTGACCACGGTCTAATGCCTTTCAAGATGTGGGACTTTCAAAAAGATATGCTTTCAAAGTTTCATGAGAATAGATTTAGTATTTGCAAACTACCACGACAGGTCGGTAAGTCTACCACATCGGTAGCATATATTTTACATCAAGTTCTATTCAATAAAGATATGATGATTGCCATCCTTGCTAACCGTGCGCCTACGGCCCGTGAGTTATTACAGAAACTAAAACTAGCATTTGAATACTTACCTATGTTTCTTAAACAAGGTATCAAAGAGTGGAACAAGGGTTCTATCTTTCTTGCTAATGGTTCTAGAGTTCTAGCAGATTCCACCTCAGGCAGTTCCGTCCGTGGTTTCTCATTTAACATTATCTTTCTTGACGAGTTTGCGTTCGTACCTAATAACATTGCCGAAGAGTTCTTTAACTCAACCTATCCTACCATTTCATCTGGTAAAACTTCCAAGGTCATTATCGTTTCTACACCAAACGGTATGAACCTATTCTACCGAATGTGGACAAAGGCCGTTGAAAAGTTAAGTGACTATGTGCCTATTGAAATCCACTGGTCTATGGTACCCGGCAGAGACGCAGCATGGGCAGAAGAAACTATCCGTAACACTAGTCAAAGACAATTTGACCAAGAGTTTGGTTGTGAGTTCCTAGGTTCATCTAATACACTTATTGCTGGTTCTAAACTGGCATCATTGGCCATTAAGAATCCTATACAAAGTCAAGATTGCCTAGACATATACGATTTACCACAACCTAAACACACCTATGTAATGTGTGTAGATGTGGCCGAGGGACAAGGACTAGATTACTCTACATTCTCCATCTTTGACGTTACAGAAATACCATATAGGCAGGTTGCTAAATACCGTAACAACGAAATTAGTCCAATGCTTTTTCCGGCAGTCATATACTCGGCTGCTATGAGATATAACGAAGCATTTGTCCTTGTGGAAATTAACTCTATCGGATTACAGGTAGCAGACATTCTACACTTTGAGTTGAACTATGAGAACCTTCTAAAGTTCCAGATAAAAGGTAAACAAGGTATTCAGGCTTCTGGCGGTTTTGCTGCCGGTAAAAACAGACTTGCATTTGGTTTGAAGATTAGTCCTCAGACTAAAATGATTGGGTGTTCTAACCTAAAAACATTGATTGAGTCCGATAAACTTATTGTCAATGATGAACATACAATTTCGGAACTATATTCTTTCTCGGCTGATAAGAAATCTTTTAGGGCCGAAGAAGGTAGTAACGACGACCTTGCAATGACATTGGTTCATTTTGGTTGGCTTACTGCACAAAAACTATTTAAAGAAACCGTATCTAATGACATTAGGTTCGTTTTGCAATCCGAGCAAGCATATTTGCAAGATGTGGAAAATGTACCTTTTGGTTTTATTGATGACGGGTTAAATGAAACAGTGGAAAAAGATGCCAATGGTGACTTATGGAGTCGTGATAGAGAACAATTATATCCATTTGACGATTTCAACTATAGTTGGAACAGTCGCCTATAATTCTGAAAATCAACAAAACAATAAATAAAGGTATTGGAATACTTTACACCATTCCAACCTATAAAAGGAGTAAAAGATGGCATATCAACTTTCACCAGGTGTGACATGGTCCGAAATAGATTTGACGACCGTTGTTCCCGCCGTTGCTACTACTGAAGGAGGTTTTGCCGGAGATTTTGATTGGGGTCCTGTTAATGAGATTAAGACCGTTGCCAATGAAGTAGAACTTGTTCGTTATTTTGGTAAACCAAGTGCTAATACCTTCAAATCATTTTTCACCGCTGCAAACTTTCTAAATTATGGACAGAACTTACGCCTAATTCGTTCTGCCAATACAACCGTTGCTAAAAACGCTACAAACGGTACAGCACTACTTATTAGGAATAAAGATCAGTATGAAGTAGAGTATATGGATCTTTCTGCCGCAAATACAGCAGGTATGTTTGCAGCACGTTATGCAGGCGATCTAGGAAATAGCATTAGAGTTTCGCTTTGGGCTTCTTCTAATTCCATAGCATTTAATAGCTGGACATATGCAGAAGAATTTCCAGGTGCTACAGCAACATCAAACTTTACTGGTACAAGAGGTGGTGCTAATGACGAAATGCATATCATCGTAGTTGACGTTGATGGTAGAATTTCTGGTTACGCTAACACCGTTCTAGAAAAATTTGCCTATGTATCTAAAGCATTTGATGCAAAGAACGATGATGGTTCTTCTAATTACTGGGTAAATATTATTTCTGATAAGTCAGAATACATTTATGCCATGAATCCTGCACAGAACACCACTACACAGGTTGTAGAAACTACAACTTGGGGTTCAACTGCCGCAAATACTACATTTGCTCAGACATCAAATGAATATACAGCAAGACTAGCAGGAGGTTCAGTTGCAGCACCAACCGATGCTGATCTATCTAGATCCTATGATCTATTTGTTAATTCTGAAGATGTTGATGTTTCCTTAATTATGACCGGTGCTGCTTCTCAGACAGTTTCCGAATATATTATCAATAACATCGCAGAAGTTCGTAAAGATTGTGTTGTATTCATTTCACCACTTTACGCCGATGCTGTTAATAACGATGGCGGTGAGGTTACCGATATTGTTGCTTATCGTAACGATTTCCCATCTTCATCTTATGCTGTTCTAGATTCAGCATGGAAGAAACAGTTTGATAAATATAACAATGTTTATCGTTGGATTCCTTTCAATGGCGACATTGCCGGTCTTTGTGCCCGCACAGACTTTGATCGTGATCCATGGTGGTCACCAGCTGGTCTAAATCGTGGTATTATCAAGAATGTTACAAAACTTTCTTGGAATCCATCAAAAGCTGAAAGAGACGATCTTTATAAGAATGGTATTAACCCGATTGTTCAGTTTGCTGGCGAAGGCACAGTCCTTTACGGTGATAAGACAATGCTTGCTAAACCGTCTGCGTTTGATCGTATTAATGTCCGTCGTCTTTTTATTGTCCTTGAAAAGGCAATTTCAAGAGCGGCAAAATACTCACTCTTTGAGTTCAACGATGAATTTACAAGAGCGCAGTTTATAGCCCTAGTTGAACCTTTCCTGCGTGATGTCAAGGGCCGTCGTGGTATCTATGACTTCAAGGTTGTTTGTGACGAAACAAACAACACACCAGAGGTCATCGACAGAAACGAATTTGTCGGAGACATTTACATTAAGCCAGCCCGTGCCATTAACTTTATTCAGCTTAATTTCGTGGCTGTTAGAACTGGTGTTGCCTTCTCCGAAGTTGTTGGCAAATTTTAATAAATAGAAACAAAGGAGAAATCACAAATGGCATTTAATGTTCAACAGTTTAGATCAAGTCTCGTTAATGACGGTGCAAGAGCCGCCCTTTTTGAGGTGATTATGACTTTACCTCCAACAATTGGAATTGGTGCTGCATTAGACCAAGAAGTTCGCTTCAAGGCTCGCGCGACATCACTACCAGGTGATTCAGTTTCTTCAATCTCCGTCAATTACTTTGGTCGTGAGATTAAGGTTGCTGGTACTAGAACATTCCCAGATTGGTCAATCACAGTTATCAATGACGAGAACTTTAGAATCCGTAACAATCTAGAAATCTGGATGTCCGGTCTAAATTCACATGTTGGTAACCTACGTTCACCAAATCTTGTCAATAATGCACAATATCAGACCGATGCTTGGGTTAATCAGTATGCCAAGAGCGGTCAGATCATTAAGCAATACAAGATTGTTGGACTATTTCCAACTGATGTTGCGCCGATCGATCTAGATTGGGCATCAGGTGACCAGATCGAGGAGTTTTCAGTAACCTGGGCATATCAGTGGTGGGAGTCACTATTCCCAGTAGTCACAACCGACTCGGTTGGTGCTATCTAAATACCTCTATAATACCGTGGGGAGAAATCCCCACGGTATCTAATAAAAAGGACAGTCATAGTGAAATTATTTGGTTTTCAAATTGGTGGTGATGATACTGACAAAAAAAAGCAGCAAGAACAGGATGTAAAGAATAAATCATTCACGCTACCTCAAAACGAGGATGGCGCTGTTACCGTTGCTGGTGCTGGTTATTATGGTACATATGTTGACCTTGACGGTACCTTCCGTAACGAAACTCAATTAATCACCAAGTATAGAGAAATGGCCATTCAACCAGAATTGGAAACGGCTATTGATGAAATTGTTAATGAAGCCATTGTTCATGAAGATGATGGACAGTCGGTTGAGATTAATACAGACAAAACTAAACTACCAGAAAATATTAAGAAAAGAATACAAGACGAATTTGAGTATATTCTAAAACTACTCAACTTTGGTAATATGGGCCATGAAATTTTTAGAAGATGGTATATTGATGGCCGTCTATTCTATCATATCGTTATTGACGAAACTAATCCAAATAACGGTATCATAGAGTTGAAGTATATCGATCCTCGTCGTATTAGAAAGATCCGCGAAATCCAAAAGATGAAGGACCCTAATACAGGTATTGAATTAATCAAAAGACATATAGAGTATTACCTTTATAATGAAAAAGGTATGATCGGTGCTGGTACCAATCTTGGTGCTAAGATTGCCGTTGACTCTATCGTAAATGTCAATTCAGGCATCATGGATCCAAAACAGACTATGGTGCTATCTTATATTCACAAGGCAATTAAACCACTTAATAACCTACGCATGATTGAAGATGCCACGGTTATCTACCGTCTCTCCAGAGCACCAGAACGCCGTATCTTTTATATTGATGTTGGTAATATGCCTACCATTAAAGCGGAACAATATGTCCGTGATATTATGGTCAAGTATCGTAACAAGTTGGTTTATAACTCCGATACTGGTGAAATCAAGGATGACCGTAAACATCTATCTATGCTTGAGGATTTTTGGTTACCACGTCGTGAAGGTTCTAAGGGAACCGAAATCTCTACACTACAAGGTGCTATGAACCTTGGTGAATTAGAAGATGTTAAGTATTTTGAAAAGAAACTAATGAAGGCCCTTGGTATTCCTATGTCTCGCCTTGAACAGAACCAGGGTTTCTCACTAGGTCGTACCACTGAGATTAGCAGAGATGAAATCAAGTTTAATAAATTTATTGAGCGTCTCCGTAATAAATTTGCCACTCTCTTTGACGACCTTCTTCGTGTTCAACTTGTAATGAAACGCATTTGTACCGAAGAAGAATGGAAAGAGTTCAAAGAAGATATTTGGTATGACTATAAGAAAGATAATAATTTTGATGAAATGAAAGAAGCCGAACTATTAAATGTTCGTGTTGATACACTCGCTAAGTTGGACCCTTTTGTTGGTAAGTATTTCAGTATTGAATGGGTTCGTAAGAATGTTCTACAACAGACCGATGAAGATATAGAAGAAATCAACGGTCAGATAGAACAAGAGGGTGCCGTTATTGCTCAACAGCAACAGCAACAAATGATTGCCCAGCAACAAGCCGATGCCCAAGCACAACAAGATAATATGGAACTACAGGCACAGCAACAGTTTAATCAAGCCGCTATTCAAGATAAAATTCAAAAAACATTTGGTAATGATGAAAAAGAAATAGTCAATAAAGACCATGAACAGTCTGTGTTGGATAAGAAGATTGAATTGGAAAGACTTAAATCTAAAAAGACAATTAAAGAGGCCAGAAATCTTGGTCTAACATATATTGGTAATAACCAATACGCTAATAATGAAGGACAAGTCACTCATTTAGCACAAAATGGTTATCTAGTTGAAATAACTAAATAAGGATTAGGTTTTGGCAAAAGGTCTTAAAAGTGTTTCTACACTATCAGCAAAAGAGATTGCCGAAAAACACGGTTTATCTCTTGCTTATATCGCAAAGCAAATTGTTAAAGGTGTAAAGGTAGAGAAAGAACACACCAAGTCAACCAGAGAGGCAAATGAAATTGCCCGTGATCATCTTGGTGAGAGACCTGATTACTATATTAAACTAGATAAAATGGAAAAGACTAAAGTTATTAATGAACTAGGTGAGTATGATAATAAAGGTGGTTCACCAGTAGTTGGTGACTTGACGGGTTCATCTAGAAAAGTTTCTAAAGTAGATGAAGGTAAAAGATTAGACAAGGCAAAAAAAGCGGTTATGGCAGGAGTTACTGCTGCTAATATGTATACCTTGGCAGATGTTGCTGGAAGAGCAACGGAGGGCGGACATGGTTCACCTAAAGGGGATATTGTTAGAGCCGCAACAGCATTACCAGGTGCCGCAGGATGGGGTGCTACTGCCGTCCATTATGGTAAAAAAGGTTATGATGCTGCAAAAGAAGTATTAAAGAAAAAGAAATCTTCTATGGAAGAAGAAACCGTTAAAGAAGATTTGCGTAAATGGTTTAGAGAAAAATGGGTTCGCTACGACACAAAAGGAAACATAAAAGGTCCTTGTGCGAGAGAAGAAGGTGAAGGTAAACCAAAATGCAGACCACTTGCAAGTGCCAGAGCAATGAGTAAAGATGAAAGAGCGAAATCCGCAAGACGAAAAAGAAGGGAAGACCCAGTGGCAGATAGACCAGGAAAAGGTGGTAAACCTATTATGGTTAATACCAACGAAGAAACACTTTTAGAAAAAAATGTT